GTCATTACCTGGTATATGCTTGGCAGAGGTAGTATCGCCATACCTATCAATTATTGTATCTAAATTTTCTTTTGATAGGATTGACTCTAGGTCTCTGTTTGTAGCTCGCCACCTAACATCTTTGAATGTTATAGCTGATTCTTCAAATAGAGTATCAACCATGCCTTTAAATGCTTCTGTAACTATATTATCAACCATCATCATCATCGTCATCGTAGGAGTATACATAATTTCTAATTCCGAAAGATACTTGAGCAAAGGTTGTTGGAGTACCAAATTCAATATTGTAGTTTTTACCGAAGTCTCCTTGCGTTACAAACACCAGGGCTGCCTTTTCGTAATCAGCCGTCTTTACGGAGTTTTCTTCTACTACTTTTCTTGTATTAAGTAAAAATGTAGTATCTGAGACTGTTAAGAATTTAATAGCATTTCGAGGATTAGCAGCGTAACCATAGAACCTTTCTCCGGCTTGAGTGGCTGAATTAAAGTCATCGGATTGTAACTGGTACTCATCTGCGTATGTTGTTTCTTCTTGATCGCGAGCCATAATCTTAGCCTGGGCTCCGGTAAGTAAATTAAATATCCGCATCTTTGTACCACTATGGATTATCACAAACTTTTCATCACGATACGATTGATAAAGTGAATCTTAGAGTCATTAGCTATTGCGGAGGTAATTAGCCGAGCCACATGCCTGGTGTTTGGTCTTTTTTGTAGACCGGAGACAATACTACTGAGAGCGTTATCTTGATCGTCACACTGACCTTCAAATCGTAGAGCATCCGCTTGCTGGGAAACCCCCTGGACTAGATTAGGTAAACTATGGTTTATTAAAGGCATTAGACTAAGTTGTGATTCCTATTGATTCCGACTCTACTCGCAGCGTCATAACTGTCAAAGACATTGTAATTACCCTGGTCATTCTCTCGGTCTTTAAAATAAGTTTCGAGTTCGCCTTCTAACTTGCGTAAGCGTTGAACATCGATGGTAGACTTAGGATACAATTCTGTAAGAAGAAGAGCAACACGAACAGTGAGGTATTCTATGTACTTACTTGGTGTATCATCAAAGTCTCTTAGGTATATAACCTTGGCTTTGATCTTACCGGAGAATTTAGCAACTGATTGCTTCTTTAAATCATACAATACTTTTACTCCGCTGGATGTCTGAATGGTTGTATCATAATCATTGGCTTCAGCAGTTATAGCGTTTGTACCAATAGGAACATGATTACTCTCCGTAAGACCCACAAAGTTATTAAACCGAGGATCAACCTCTCCGTTTGCTAGTATCCAGGGATGAGTACTATCAACAGTATTAAACTGATCCGGTAGTCCACCATTTGCGGTAGTCTCATTATTTACTGTCATCCATCCAGCTACAAGACCATCGCCAGCACTCGTACTATAATAAAGAGTATCAATACTACCATCGGACTGTATATGTTGATAAGTCGGTTTGCCCACAGATGTCGAACTGAGCTTTGTCCAAGTAAGTGTAGAACCAGCTGAAACGACAGTAGCCGGATAAGTTATGTCGAAGGTTCCACCGAAAGTGTCGGTTTCATTCTCCAGGAGAACATTCTCTAATTCTACATCAGCTTGTGTATTGAACCACCAGCCCCTGGCTTGCAGCTCTTTATTGGTTTCTGTGAGTAATTCATAAGCAGCAATACCTAATGAGTTTCCGTTTACATTGGAAACCTTAGGTTCTCCTATTAGTCTTAGAATATTATTAACAATAGGTAATGAATCTCCAGTATGAGTAACACCACTAATCTGAGTACTTCTGTATTGAGTTGCATCTATAAGGACTTCTTTCTTTTTAGCTGCCGGCATTGCCTGGAAGGTTGTCTCTTCGAACCCTAGGATTCTAAGTTCAGCAGCAAAGTCCTGGTAGGAAACCTGGGTGCCATTGAGAATACCGGTAAAGTAAGTAGACTCAACAGTAGATCCTACTGTTCGCTCTTCTTCTAGTTTGTTCGTTTGAGTAGTTAAAAGAGTAGATTCCGCATCAGTCTTGAGCTCGGTAGCATCAACCAGTCTTTTTTCTGCTAATGTTTTATCTGTTGTTCTTAATACCAGGGCAGTATCAGCGGATCGCTTAACAGTTTCTTTTACTTCTGTTAGCTTCTGCTGATCTAATAGTGCTTTTTGCGAGGTTTTAAGAGCAGTATCAGCAACAATATCCAGGGCTCTTTTGAGCTCGCTAGCTGCTTGATTGACTACAAGCTGCTCCTGGTCATTGAGTAATGATGTTTCTGCTACCTTTCGTAATGCTTCTTTAACTTCGGTGGCTGCTTGGTTATCAATAAGATTACCTTGCTTACCTTTGATGCTTGTATCTGCGACTATATCTAAAGCTCGTTTTAACTCCGTAGCAGCCTGGTTGTCGACTAGGCTTTTTTGTGATCCCTTTAGTGTTGTATCTGCGACTATATCTAAAGCTCGCTTCAACTCAGTAGCAGCCTGGTTGTCAATGAATGACTCCTGGGAAACCTTGAGTGCAGTATCCTGGACAATATCCAGGGCTCTCTTCAGTTCTGTTGCTGCTTGATTATCAACTAACGATTCCTGGGAAACTTTAAGTGCAGTATCCTGGACAATATCTAAAGCTCTCTTGAGTTCAGTGGCTGCCTGGTTTTGAACGAAGATGGTTTGTTTAGCTTTTAGAGCAACATCAGCAGCGACATCGAGAGCTCTTTGGACTTCAGTCAACGCTTGCTTATCTATGAAAGTTTTCTGAGCCTGTTCAGTTATAGTCTGTTTGTCGGTAAGTAGCTTCTGAGCTCCAACTAATTCTTTCTGCTTCCCTTTAACTTCGGTTTCTTTAACAACATCGAGAGCTTTCTTAACTTCAGTAAGAGCTTGCTTATCGATAAGTGCTGATTGAGAGACCTGGAGTAACGCTTGTTTAACTTCAGTTAAAGCTTGCTTATCAATTAAGGCACCTTGTTGACCCTTTAATGTAACATCGGCTGCAACATCTAACGCTCTTTGAACCTCAGTCAGAGCTTGTTTGTCGATGAAAGATCCTTGCTTACCTTTTAATGTAGTATCGGCAACAATATCGAGTGCTCGTTTAACCTCGGTCAACGCTTGTTTGTCCAGGTTAGCTGCCTGGGAAACTTGTAGTAACGCTTGTTTAACCTCGGTCAACGCTTGCTTACTAAGTAGAGCTCCTTGTTCGCCTTTTAATGTTGTTGCAGCAGCGACATCGAGAGCTTGTTTAACCTCGGTCAACGCTTGCTTATCAATTAAGGCACCTTGTTGACCTTTTAATGTAGTATCCGCTACCAGGTCTAACGCTCTTTTGACTTCTGTGAGAGCTTGCTTATCTATGAAAGCTCCTTGTTGCCCTTTAAGGGTAGTATCAGCAACAATATCAAGAGCCCTTTTGACTTCAGTCAGAGCTTGTTTGTCTAGGTTTGCTGCCTGGGATACCTGGAGTAAAGCTTGCTTAACCTCAGTCAAAGCTTGTTTGTCTACAAGAGCACCTTGAGAGGTTTTGAGGGTAGTGGCTGCAACAATATCAAGAGCTTGCTTAACCTCAGTCAAAGCTTGTTTGTCTACAAAAGCTCCTTGCTTACCTTTTAATGTAGTGTCAGCAACAACATCCAAAGCTTTCTTAACTTCGGTTAATGCTAATTTATCTGTTAAACTTTTATCACTGTTTGTTTTGTTTTTCTGAGCAGTAACTAACTGAGTAGTTTGTACCTCGGTTAGCTTCTGTTGAGCTATGAGGGCAGCCTGGTTTGTTTTGACTACTGTATCTTGAGCTTGTGTTGATGCTTGCTCAGTTAATAATCCAATTTGCTTTAGTTCGGTTGCTAGTCGGATGGTGTTGATTTTGTCATCGGACAACTGCTGCAAGAAGGTATGCTCTTCGATACCTAATTGACGGAGCTCAGCCGGATAAGAGGCGAACGACAGATCATCGTTATACCCACCCTGGCGAACATTAGCCTGGATAAGAGTTGCTAGTGATGCCAACTCTTCTTCGTATGTAAATTTGTGGAGATTCTCATTTGCTAAGAATCTGCTTTGAACAACTCTTGCTGCTCGTATTGTAATATATCGTATGGCTTCTTCCGGTGTATGAGTATCATATGTCGTTGATGCTGCTGACATATCATCGAAGGTAATACTATTACCAGTGGTATTGAACCACCAGCCTTTTGCATTAACATCATTATTCACTTCAGCAATAATTAAGCGTACTACATTCTCAGTCGGAGGGATCGTACCAGTACTTAATGCCGATAGAGGAGTTTCTCCCAGGACACTCATCCCAGTATTTACTGAGTCGAGGAGGGATGTCTTAATTCCACTTACTTTTGCGGTTGCCATAAATTATTTCCATTTAAAGGGTTAAAAAAAAAGCCCCAGGATCCGAAGACCCTGGAGCTAGATTTAATCAGAGTAAATTAGGTTGCGTCAACTTCGACTGCAACTGCACACTCCGGACGAAGAACGCCAGTACCAAGCATGAACTTAGATACAAATAATGTACCTTGACGCTCGATTTGGTATTCGCTCTCTGTCGCTAGGTCAAGTAGCTTAACTGTACCGATAGCGTCCTTAGTACCAGCAAGGATACCATAGTTTGTGCCATCAGTAAGGTTAGCAAAGTTACCCATGTAACCATCGCCACCATCAGATCCACCGAATCCGCTATCATCAAAGACATTATTCTTAACGCCATCGATGTCAGCACCAGTAGTTACTGAGCTCTTGTCTCCAAGATCAGCAACACTCTTCAAGTGGTTTGATTTGTATAGACGGATACCAGCAACATCAAGGATCGTACCCTTAGCTGCATCTGCATTACCAGCATTAGCGAAATCTTTATTGATTGCTAGGTGGTCAGCAGTAAACAACTTGTAGTATGTTCCTGGTGTTACGATAGCGAAACGACCATCAGATGGTGCGTCCTTCTCGTCTAGGGTTTGTGCTACTGTATATAGCGAGTCAATGATCTCTGCAACAGAATCGAGTCCACCACTAGCAGTAGAACTGATTACAGTTCCACCGGATGTTTGACCGGAGATTGAAGCAGCAGACTTTGCAGCTGCATACAGTGTTTTCATCGCTTGGATGTCGAACGCTTTAGCTAAAGCTTTACCTATCTCTGCTGAGTAGATTGAACGGACATCGTAGTGATTACGCATTTCATCAACATTCGCAACGAATGCAGAAGAAACCAACATATCATCTATTGAAATCGTACGCTCGGTATGACCAATATCTGATAAGTATGTTGACGCTTTCTCTACTAGAGACTGACCAGGCACATGACGCACCGCTTCTGCAACACCCGAAACCGGGAATTGTGCGGACTTACCACTGCTGATTGTTCTAATAGTATGAAGGTCTTTCATACAGTTATGCTCTTCGAAGGCAGTCAGAATTTCTGAACTAAACACCTTCAAGAACAACGCTTCATTACCAGTATTTGAATTACTGGCACTGTTAGCGTCGACCCCAAGTCTTGATGCTGGGGCTCCATCGCTTGACATAATAGCCATGATTTTGTTCCTTTATTTAATAGTTTATATTTTGGGTTTAATTCATCCATTAACTTCCGCTACCAGTTGTCCCTCGCAAGGGGCTGATTTTGTTGGTCTTTGAACAAAATTCTTAACAACTAAGACTTAACCCTAGCAGCCTTAGTGTTTTTTACAAATTGTTTACCGGACGATCCCTCTCTCTTTTTCTTCTTAGCAGTTGCTGCTCTTTGTCTGATCGAGAGACCTCTAGCTTTTTTAAGTGGTAGGCAGCGATCCGGATTCTTTTTATTCTTACTGGTTCCACAAGCTCCTTTGATCTTACCATCAGTACCGATCCGAACCCATTTCTGTTTTCTCCACTTTGCTAGTTCGCCCATATTATTTCTTTCGCTTGTTATGAAAATCGAATAAAACTTTTACCTTTTCTGCGAGGCTCTCCAGGTTGTAGTGCATCCTGGCAAGAACTATAATTAGGGTTATAATGCCAATTAAGACTGGAGTTATAGATGAGATGACTTGAAGGACTTCATTCATTTCTTCTTCTTCTTCATCTTTAACTTAGATCTACCCTTACCATACTTAGGATCCTTACAGTACTTACTTGCAGCCATATTAGCGTATGCAGATGGGTACTTGTCGAACTTACGCTTTGCCCACGCAATTCCTTTCGAGCATATCTTTGCCATAATTTATAAAATTCTATAATACTTGACCTTGTTCCATTCGTCTTTCGAACTTTTCTCTAACGATTCCGTTATCGAAAGTATATCCGAACTTTTCTAGATCTTTTTTAAATATCCGTTTGATTGACTCAATGCGGTGTTGATCTTCGTAGTCGGTATAATAAGACTTGTAGTCTCGGTCACGACCTTCCGTTTTTTTAAACTCCTCGTTTATCAATAGATCCGGTAAGTCAAACTTATCCTGGAGGATCTTATAGTCTGACTCTAGGGTTTCGAACTTACCAACAAAATCAACACCATCAATAGCATTGGACATGGGCAACTTCTGAGACCACCTGGGAGCCGATCTAAAGGATGCCCATATATTAGGACGCATTTCGAACTCTCCTAAAAGAGTATCCAGGGGGCAGTTGAACCTAGTCGCTAAACTAACACACCAGTCGAAGGGGTTTCTAACCCAAGCGAACTTATAGAAGGATTTCCATTCCTCCGGATATACAGTTTTATAATCGTAAGCTTCCAAGTGTTTAGGGTTTAAAAAATCCCCACTGTAATTATTAGTAATAGACTTCTCGATTAAGGATCCAGCAGTCCTGGGTAAGTGTACAAATATAAGCTTTCTATCAAATAAGATCATCTACACTTCCATCTCCGTAGGGCTAATGCTTTTCTTGTGGGTTTTCCTTTATCGTCTTTCATGGCACCTTTGGCACCTTTCATCCGGGCACAAAATGATTTACGCCTGGCTGCTCTTTTCCCTTTTGGATTAGATTCAGTAACCGGAGCTTTGAGCTTGGATCCGGTAGCTCTATTGTAATGGTCACGCCCAGCTTTAGTTAACCCACCCTTTTTGGACTTATGCTCTTTACGCATTGAAACGCCCTTTCTCTTAGCCATTACTCGTTGGGTATTCCGAGGGGTTGGGTAAAGCTAGATCCACTAGGTAGCTCTGCGACATAAGGACTTTCTTGAGCAGCTTGTGCAAAGTCAGTTACAGAGAATAAGTAGTGAGTTGTCCTGGTATCATTCTCGCTATCGATAGTGGAGTTTCTAGTAAACTCTATAAATTCAGACAAGTGTCTATCCGGATTGGCGGTTACTTGTTCGTTATACTCATGAAACAGTTGTCCTATTATAAGGGTTAAAAATGCTCTTACATCTCCAAACCTGGCATGAGGATCCGGTATAATATTAGCTCCCCAGGAGAAGTTCTGATAATCGAGTCCATGATAATCTCCGGCATCCTTAATACAGATTCCACTAATTCTATTAGTACTATTATTGTAACTTAGGTTATGCCCCTCAGAGCTACTGAACCAGTCGTTTGGATCATTGTAGAAATCCGGATTAGTTTGAATCCTGGTGCTCGCAAATTTAGCCATTACCTTGCTACCTTGGCTGCTCCAGTTCCGAATAGAAAGTGGACGATTGATATTACAGAATATTTAAACCACTCCGGAATTACGAATCCATTAGCTACTGTTGTTTTTAATCCACCGCCATACTCAAATAATCCTAAGAATGACTTGGGAGCAGCTCGTTCAACGATAGTAACTGGAACCTCCGGAAAGAAAGCAACTAGGAATAACCCTAAGAATGCAACAAACAACACGACCATTGCTGCTAACTTTCGGAGGAAAGGATCGGATCTCTTAGCTGCTGCATCCGCTGAGGCATTATTTGCTTCTTGTTTGCGGAGACTGTATTCTAATAGTTTTTGTTGATCAGCAGCTTTCTGAGCACTGGCTTTCATAAGAAAACCGCCCAGGGAGCTTATGATCCCAAGAACCGCTTCGAGTGGTAATCCAAACATAGTTATTCCATATTAGTCCTAAATTACATTAGACCTTGCTAAACGCTTTTCAACATCAGCACGATAAGCCGGATCCATCTTATATCGAGGATCTCTCATAGCTTGTGTTATCTGAGCAGATGAATTGAAAGGCTGCACCGCTGATCCAGTAGTTGAACCCTGGGTGAGTGTAGGTTGGTTGCCATTAGCAGCAACATACCTGGCGTACATTCCTTCAACCGCCATCTTAGCTTGATCCGAAGATCCGGACTCAACAATAGCATCATAAGCTTCAATCTCTTCATTTGAGATATTACTCGTTGCCCATTGAGTCATTGCTTCATAGTTGTCAGCTCCACCGATTCCAGCTTGTATCTGCTGGACTTCAGTAGCCAGGATCGACTCTTGACCCTGGATATATGTATCGACCATTTCCTGGCTGATACCACTAGCAGCAAGTGCAGCATACTGGTCTGACCCTAGTTCGCCATACTCTGCATAATATTCACTAGCTGAATTGATAGCATCATTATCGGATACTTCTGTTTCCTGGACATCTTCTTGTCCTTGTTTTCTTTCAAGTTCGGCATATGCCTTTGCTAGATCTTCCGGACTCTTGAATTTATTATCCAACCATTCCGGTCTTTCGTTCTCCTGGGAGCCACTGTTCTGAGTCTCAGTCGTTTGCTCAAGAATAGGAGTTTCCCCCTGGTTCTGTGTTGCTGCCTTCTCATCGATTGCAGCTGCTTCTTGTTCAAGAGACATATTAGTGCCTTCTTGTGTGTCGTTGATTACAACTTTATTTAGTTCTGCCATAATTTATTCCTCTGATTCTTCTACTTGTCCTTCAACTTCATGCTGCCTTTGCTGCAACATTTGTTGACTTAAAGCACTGACTCCACTCGGAGCTGACTTCTCTAGCAAGTTCTGTTCTTGCTGACTTGTCATCTCTGCCTGGATTTCTTCCTGGGTTTTGATAAGACCAGGAGTCTTGATTCCCAGGGATGTTGCTCTTCGTTTGAAGTATTCAGCAACATTAACAAATTGAGATACCGCTTGTTGACCGACAACCTGGTTGGCACCGGCTAAGAACATATCGAGTTTCTGTAAGTCATTTCCTCTGCCCAGGGCTTCAACACCGGTAATGATAACTGGATTGATGACATCCTTCGGTAGATCCGGTAGTGATTTCTTTTTGCCCATAACTTCCATTAAACGAGTTACCATAGGCAACTGGAGCTCTGAGCTTAATAAAGAATACAAACCCCCTAGAGACGATTCTAGCTCCATTGAGAGCATTCTGATCTCCTCAGCAGTAACTCGTTCAGCATTACGAACAACACCACTGGTTAGTAGGAAGGCATGACCCAGGCGATCCTTGATCGAGTTCATAGTTTC